CATACGGCGTCTTTCTCAATATCTACTTCTTTCCGAACTTTTCTGAAAACATATCCTTTTGGAGTGCGAACCTTTACTAGCCTGAAGTCGCCTCTTCTTTCGATATCTTCTGCAAAAGTAGTATTAAATATTTCGTTAATATCTGCTTTTTCTTGACCAGGAGTTTCTTTCTGATACTTCTTCACAAGAGATTTCGTACCGACTTCGCGATTCGACTCGTCGACAATCTTCTTCTTGATCTGATCGTGAGCGCGCTGAATATGCTGTGGATCTACATCTTTTTCTTTATTGCCAGTATTACGCTTCATATACTGCATTTCTTGACGCTCTTGTGTAGCAGTTTCTTTGTGTGCAGATTCTTGAGCCGATTGAATACCTGCTGCAGATGGAGCACCTTTTTCTCCAGGCTTACGCATGCGTTCACCAGATCCAGCTTTAATTCTCTTGCGCTTGGCATGAATGTTCGCCCATAAGCTTTCATTGACATCTTCTCCATACATTGCATGATACTTCTTCGTATGTACAGATTGTGGCATCGGCTTCTTCCGAGCTGCTTTGTCACCGGGCGCATCTTGATATGCACGATCATCTTTGTCTGAATACTTTTCCATCTTCTTCCAATGAGCTTCACGCTTCTTGGCAGTCGCTGGGCTTAAACCAGTATGATAGGCTTCGAAGACGTTATCGAGCTTATCGTTGATAAGTTTCTCTTCGCGAAGATCTGCATCGAGTGTCCAAGCTCTGCCTTTGGCAATATAGCTATTCACTCTTGCAAAAGAGAATTGTTCTTGCGTAGCTTTGCCGTCATTTTCCCACGCAAAAGAACCGCGCTCAAACACCTCTCTGAGGGTTGAGAACGGTATACCAGTTCTTTCGGCTTTTTGGATAAGAGTAGAAGTTGTGGCATCTTCAGGAAGAACTGCATTCAGCAGTCTCTTCAGCGTGATGCCCAGCGAGTTATCGTTCTCGTTCAAAGCATCGATCGAATCATTGATGATGTCGACAAGTTGCATCGAAGTCTTACTATCAAGGCTTTCGACGATATTATTGAATTCTTCGTTGACTGGACCAGCAGTCGCATGCTGCAGCTTTGCTCCAGATTGGAATGAAGCCAAACGATTGACTTCTGCTTTCCGAAGCGAAGGCAAAAGTCGTGCAGCTAATTTTCGAATCAGTGCGACTTTTTTATCGACTACTTTATCGACTTGAATCTTTTCAGATGTGGTGAGCTCGGTGTAAGGTGTACCTCGACGAGCTGAAAATCGCATCTTGACGATATTTCTTGCTTTATTGATTGCTCGAGCCTTCAGTTTTTCATCTGAGGCGAGTCTATGCTGTGCAACTTCTTTCGCTCTCTGCATCTTTGGTTCTTTGGCTCTTAAGATGCGAGCTCTGCGTTGGCGCTGAACGAGTGTCAGAGCTTTCTTCTCAGCTAAGGTGTCAGTTAGGACTACAGCATTCTCGTTGTGTTGGCGATTGCCGAGACCCTTGAGCTGAGGACGGATCTCGATACCATCAAGTGGCTTGCCAGTTACAGACTTACCGGTTGGGCTTTTTAATTGTTGTTTATCGACCGGTTTATTTTTCTTATCTTCCATCAGAGTTTCCCTTGGGCTTATCTGTTACACAAACGGGATTGCCGTAGCCTAACCGCAAACCTATTTATAACAAGGAAACTTTAACAGGTCAACCAATCCAGTTTTTAAATCTCATAATAAATGATTCGTTTGTGCCCATGCCTTTACGAACATCATGATACAATTCATCTTTATGCGCTTTACTCATACCCGATGGAGCCATCTTATGGAATGATTCTTTGTCACCTGCTGCAGCATGCTTACGCATAGCTGTGCCAGAAGCAGATTCGATTCCGTCTCCGCCTTCCTTACGTTCACCGCCCACAGATTTGACTTTGATACTTTTAAAGTTGTAGTGTCCGTGCTTCAGATCTTTACCATTGTACTGATGCAAAAGCTTGTGGAATTCGTTGACGCGATCAGAACCGACATGCATTGTGACATGTGTGTAACCAGCTTTATGTAGCTTTGTCATTTGATGCAAAAGAGTAGGATGATCCTTACCCATCGCTTCAACCTTCGCGCCTTTGACAGCACGAGAAAGATGCTTCACCTTCTGCTCAGGTGTCAAAGGATTCTTCTTGGCATCATGAGATCCAGTCGTCAAGATCTTATGATCAGCACCTTCTGCTTTAGCAGAATCCATCACATGTTTCACAACCATCGCATGTCCAGCATGGACAGGATTAAATCTTCCTTGTGTAATATGAATGGATTTCATACTGCTTTATTCCTATTAAAATTGGCTGCCGAGAACTCAGCACGATCAACAAACTTAGTAGGACGATTATGTCTGACTACTACAAAACCTTCAGGCTTTGCTTTCTTTCCATTAATGCTATGATCAAATTCTGAATTGCTCGAAAGGGCATTCGTTAATACACTCTTAGCTTTTTGCAAGGCCTTATGTTGATTTAACACGTTTTGAAAGTGTGCACGATTACGTTGAACGTGGCCAATATCTGATTCCATCGCAGAAGTCTTAGCTGCTTTCGATGCTGCTGTCTTCACACCTTCAACCTTCTTCTGATGTGACTTCATATAGTGATTCATAAAACCTTCTACGCTCGGTTTCGTGCCAGTACGAACGGTATGATTGATGTAAGTCTTCAGAGGAATCTCATGGCCTTTAATCGCTTCATATGTTTCAGGCTTTGCTTTCTTATTTGCAGCAGCAGCCGCAGCCATCGCCTTTGCAAACTTCTCTCGATGTGCCGGTGTGTACTTGATATTATCGAGGCGATGTGCAGTAGAAATCAAATGTACATCTTTATGCATTCCAAAATCGTTGAGTTCAGCGCCGTGTTCGGCTTGCATATCTTCGAGATTGTTGCCATTATATTTGGTATGAACAGCAACACCAACCTTCGAGTTCAATGCAGCCTTTCCTTGTGCCGATGCCTTCGCAGCAGAATACGTAATGGTGTTGGGAGTAAAGTGCACTCGACCATCATTGTCATGAACGTCGTCAGGCGTATGCATAATATCGCCTTGGAAAACACCTTTCTTCGGTGTGACCTTCGGAAGGTGCTGTAAAGCGGCTTTCAGTTTTGACACCAAACCCGGAGCATGACCATGATTCTTCTGAATATCGTCTTCTGTATAATTGATCTTTGGATTCTTATTAAAGGCTGACTTTGATGCGACAAAGAATCGACCAGTTTGAGGATGCCGCCCGAACACCACAGAAGGAGAACCGTCATACTTCATGGTAACTTTGGTATCGTTCTTCTTACCAGTCAACTTATCATGCACATCTTTCAGATTGTGATAGGCATGCGAAAAGCCTTCATGACCAGCATTGATTACGTGATCTTCAGCATGCTCAAGATGTTTGAGTTTGCTTTCGTCCAACTCTTCTGCGAGGAAAGCTTTGAATGTGGTCATTTAATCCTCTTATGCATAGTGATCATGACCCTCATGGGATGTATCAAATTTATGCCTAGCGCAATATTCTTTCCAGTGCTGATTGCCTTCTGGTGTGTCGCGCAACTTATTTTTTAGATCATTATAGCGGTATATTAGCCCAAGAGCATGTTTGTGATATGATTCACCTCCACGCTTCCAATGACTATGCATAGAAGTACGAGTCTTCTCGAGCTTATCAACAATCTTGCGATTATCATCTGTTGCTTCAGCAATGTAATTCTTAAAAGATTTCATCTTACTGTCTTTACCGATCCATTAGGGTTTACAAAGAAAGCTTCGAACGTAATGTTCGGAAATTCTTTCTTCAACGAAAGAAATGCCTGAAGATTGCTAGGAGCATCATCAAACAAGCGAAGCTTTACGTAGTTCTTAGTATTTATATACTTGCGAAAGATGATCTTCTTGGCTTCTGCCGAAGAGTCGATCTTCAGGTTACCAGCACGCTCGACGTGGATATTATCGATAGGTAGACCATGATCGCGAAATGTCTGAAGGAAGATATCCTTGTTATCGAAGTCAGCTCGCGCTGTACAGATAATCACT